GGACAACAAGACTGCAAGGGCGGGGAAGGCCGCCGGTTTTACGTCCGCGGGCACTCGCGGACGGCACGTCAGTCGGGAGATGCCCCCGTCAAGCGATTAGAGCGCGCTGTCCACCATGACGACGCGAGTCTCGGCCGCCGTGGTGTGCACGAGGCCGAACGCGCCGAGGTAGTACCACGCCACGCCCTTCGACCGCCCGTAGTCGGACGGAATCTTGGCGCGAGTCTCTTCGGGGACGGCCACGGCTTCCGCCACGGTGTCCTCGCCGAAGAAGAACACCCAGTCCTCGTCACCGTCGGTGGAGTTGTTCCACGTGTCGGCGGTGCCGGTGAACATGTTGTAGGTGGTGCTGTCCTGCGCGCCACCCTTCGGGATGTTCGTCTGCTCAACGAAACGGCACATCTCGTACCGGCCGATTTCGCCGTTCATCACCATCTTCAGGCCCGACTCCGTGTACTGGTGGATCGACTCAAGGTCGTTCTTCAGCTTGCGGAGCGCGTTCGGCCGCGCGATGGCGTAGTAGTCGTCGTTGACGTACGCCGGGATGTCGCGCTCTGCCATCAGGTCGCGGATCAGCTTGACGTGGGCCGTGCCGAGCGGGAAGTCCGACGTTTCGGTCGCGGTGCCGGTCGTCACGGTGTCGATGGTGCTGGCCGTGATGCACGACACTTTGATCTTCGTCGCCTTGAACTGCGTCGCGCAAAGCGCGTCGAGGTCGCGGGCGGCGTCGTTCTTCAGAGCGCGCATGATCGGCTGGCGCACCTCGAACTTCGAGAGGGCCTCCAGCTTGCCCGAGTAGGGCACGGAATGCCCGCGCTCGGAAATCGTCATGGTCGCTTGGGTGATCATGAAGTTGCCCTCGCCGACCGTGTTGGTTTCCACCAGCGCCCGATCCGCGCGGGTGATGTTCCCGACCACGTCCCAGGTGAAGATGTCGCCCTTTTTCTTGCCCTGCTGCGTCGCGTCCTTCACGTCCGCGAACTGGCGGAACTTGGTGGACGGGATGAGCGCCTTGCGAAGCTCGTTCGACAGGTTCAGCGAGTAGAAGTACCCGCCGAGCGTCGAAACGGCCCAAAGTTGGCCTGCCATTGCTGCTTTCTCCTAGATGTACTGGCGCTTCCCGCGCGAGGCGCGCATTTGCGCGACGATCTCGCTGCCGGTGGGCGCACGGGTTTGTGCTGGTTCCGCCGGAGCCGCGCCGCGCCCGATGACGGGTGCCGGAACGGCCGCCTTGGCGGCTTGTCTCGCTGCGATTGCTGGCGCGATCGGGGTGGCCGCCCCTGCCGCAGCCGGCGCCGCCGGGGTTTTGAACCCGTCGAGCCAGCTCCGAATCTTCTGTCCGATCTCCGGATACAACTGCGTGTAGGGTCGGGTGTCCCCGGCGGCGCGAGCCGCCCGTTCTTCCGTCGCCATCAGCGCGAGTACCCGCCGGTCGGTCAGCATCTCCGGCACCAACGTCTCCAACTGCTTCGCCGCTTTGTCTTGGTCCAGTACGTCCCGAACGCGGGTCTCGACGGTGCGAGCGACCACTTCGTTGACATCCTCGGAAGCCACTCCGCGGTTCATCATTGCTGCCACGGCTTTCGCCGCATCTTCCTTCGAGCCGAATTGCAGGGCCTCGGCGAGCCTTAGCGCATCGTCCGGTGTGGACGCGGGCGCTTGTCCTTGGGGCGCGGGTGCCGGCGCGGCCGGCGCGATGCCGCGCGCTTGCGCGAGCAGGGCATTCGCTTCCCGCAGGGCCAGCTCGGCGGCGCCGTGGTGGCGCAGCGCGTGCAAACCCGCTTCGATCACTTGGTCCTCGGGCACCTCGGCCTTCACGCCGCGGGCGTCGACCACGTATTTCTTCGGCTCCGGCGCGGGCGCCGATTCGGCGGGCGCCGCGGCGGCCGGTGCGCCGCCATTCGGCGTCGGCTCGTCCGCTGCGACCGGCAGGTACGGGTCCGTCGGGTCATCGGGCAGGTCGTCGTCCTCCGCCGGGCGCTCCAGGTGCGACCGCTCGTTCAGCGGGATCGCGCCGTCGTGGCCGGTCTCGATCGCGGCCTGCGCGGCGAGGCGATCGAGCGCCTCGTGCCGCGGGTTGACCGTCACTTCAACCGGCTTGACCGGCTCGCGGTCCTCGCGCTGCGGCTCTGGCGTGGTGTCCTCCACAACCGGTGCGGGCGCGGGCGCCTCGGCGGCTTTGCTCGGGATGGACAAGGTCGGGCGGGCGGCTTTACTCATTGGGCTCATCCTCTTGTGGGAGATCGTTGCGACGGTCGTATTCTACGAGGGCCTGCTTACCGGTTGCGATCGCGCCGCGGAGCCAGCCCTCGAAGGCTTCCGCGCGCCAAACGGCGTTTTGCAACTCCTGAATCTTGCGGCGGCGGAACGGCAGCACGGTGCGCAGCTTCGACAGCGCCTCCACTGCCTCCATTCTAGCCTGCGTCAGCACCAGTCGGCCGAGGGGCGAGTCGAGGAAGTCCTGCGCCTCGGCCCCGAGCGCCCCTTGTTCCAGGAGCGTCTTGTTCATGTCGGTCATTTAGCGGTCGGTCCTTTCGGCGACGTGGCCGCCTTCTGCACTTCGAGGATTGCGATGCGTTTCTGGAGGTTCAGAACCTCCTCTTCGTGCTGCACCTTCAGCTCGCGCATGGCCGCGGCGACGCCGCGCTCCATGATGCGGTAGGTTTCCTTGTTGAGCTGCTGCTGCTCCTCCATCGCGGCCTCTTCGGCCTGCTCGGCGTTGCGCCGGCGCTGATCGGCTTGGTCCATGATGTTGCGGGCCATCGTGTCGGCCTCTTTCATCAGGTTCTGCGCGGTGTCGCGCGCCTTTTCCAGCATCTGCTTCGCCGCCGCGTTCGCATCCCAAAAGCGCGAGCCGTCGCCGAGGCCGAGGATGCGGAACACTTCCTTCGCCATCTCGGCGGTGTTCGCCGCCGGCGGCATGTTGGCGCTGAACTGCGCGACCTGATTGCACGCGAAGAGGAAACGTTGCAGCTTGCGGTTCGGGTCGGTGGCGTTCATGCCGACCGTGATCGTCACCATCGCGTCGTCGGTGATGAGGTTCTCGATGATCTCGTCAACCGGCGGGCTTTCCTGCTCGCCCTCGGCGTACTCGGCGTGCTTGAGGCGGTAGGCGTCCTGCGCGGCCTTGCCGCACACCGCGAACACGCGCTCGTCGGTCTCGTAGAACTGCTCCAGCATCCCGAGCTGCGACAGCGTCGGCACCACCCACGTCTCGGTGAAGAGCAGGACGGTGTACTCGGACAGCGTCGCCGCGCCCGAGCCGAGGATTTCCATGCCGCCGACCGTCTCGGACATGTTCTTGCCCGTCATCACGGACGAGGCCGAGAAGTTGCCCACGAGCTCGTCGTAGTCGACGTTGTGGCGGTCCTGCTCTTGGTAGGCGGAGCTCGTCACGTCGTTCCACTCCAGCGGACGGATGTCCGTCTCCGGATTCTGGAACGCGGTCACGCCGCCGGGCACGCCGTACATCAGGTTGGACGTGTCCACCTGCTGCCCCGCGCGGATCGCCCACTGCTTCGAGAGCACGAGGGCGACGTTGTCGTTCCTCATGTTCACGTTGTCGTTGATGATGCGCTGCGTCGGCGCCCCGATCCCGATGATGCCCTCGGGCATCGGCTTGTGCGTCTCCAGGACGCAGTAGCCCATCGTGATCGGCACCTTGCCGTGCAGGTACACGTCCTCAAGAGGCATCACGTCGGAGAGCAGCGTGTCCGCCCCGAGGGTCCAGTACACGAACGTCTCGGTGCCGCGCTGAACGAACCACTCGATCGCCCACGCGATCTCGTAGTCCTCGACCTCGGTGTGATCTTCCTTCGGGTCCTGCCGGCCGGCGAGCCGCGCCTGCGCGGTCGTGTCGCGGTCGGGGAGCTGGCCCTTGGCCTTGATCTCGGACTCGCTGAAGTCACGCCACTTGCGGCCCGAGCGGTCGGCGGTCGCCATCTTCGCGCGGATGTCCGCGACGGTCATCGGCACCATGCGCCCGACGTAGGGCGAGGTGTTGATCGGGTCGTCCCACTTCGCGTTCGGCGAGATGCGCAGGTACTCGACCGGGAAGAGTTCGATCTTCGGCCGGTCCTCGATGACCTCGTCGTACTGTTCTTCGCGCGACTGCATCACCGGCTGACCCGACATCGGGTCGATCAGCGGGCCGCCCGTAAACGGGTTCACGGCCGGCTCTTCCACGGTGCGCGTGGCCGGCCTGCTGCGGTAGCACCAGTAGTTGTAGCTGACGCACACGCCGGTCTTGACCGCGTCCTGCATCGCGCCGACGACGGTCAGGAACCACGGAATCGACTTCTTCAGCCGGTAGTCCATCAGCGACTGCGTCATCTGCGCGGTCGCGGCGGCCATCGGATCGTTCGGGTTCTGCGGCTCGACGTTGATTCTTTGTTCGTTGGAGAAATATGCGTTGGCGACGAGCGCCTCGATGCGACGAGCGATCGACCGGGACTTGGGCCGGAAGTGCTTGTGGCGGTGCTTGTACGCGTCCTTGTAGTACTTCGAGTCCGACGCGTGCCGGGAGTCGAAGTACCGCAGGCTTGTCTCCCACTTCTTGCGGTAGTTCGCGTCCACGTAGTCGGTGGACGACTCGTAGGCTTCGCTGGCGAGGCGGACGGCCTCGTCGTCGGACAGCCCCCCGGTTTTTTCGGGCACCGCGGCGGCGCCCGGCATGACGATGGCCGGCGGCTCCGGCGGCAGGCGATCGTCGCTCTGCTCGCGGGTGCGGGTGGCCGCGTCGCGGCCCTCGGTGGGCGCGCCGTTGTCGTAGGGCGTGTTGAAAGCCATCAGAGTCCTTCGCTTGTCGGCAGGATCAAGCCGCTGCCGGGGGCCGCGGTCCACTTCGGCGCGCCTTCCAGCCCGCGCGCACGCTCGCCCTCGCGCGCCGCACCGCGGCGCAGGTTCGCGCGCTCCAGGTACTCGCCGGCGGCGTGCGTCACTTCGCGCACGAGGCGGCCGAAGTCGTGCTGGATTGCGCCGAGCTTGCGGATCATGCAGTAGCGCCCGCGGTAGTCGATGTCCGCGTTGCGGATCATCAGCAGGCCATCGCGCACCTCCACGAACCACGAGTAGCCGGGGTACGTCCTGGCCAGCGACTCGACCGCGTTCTTGGCGATCGTGCGCTCGCTCGAAGTGCCGGAGTTCGGGTCGCTGAAGTCGCGCCCGGCTTGCCAGCCGCATACGGCATCGGTCATACCATCTCCAGAGGTTTGCGCTTCGGGCGCACGACCAAGTTACGCATGCCGGTGTGATTGTCGCACCGCACGTACACCGGCGGCTCGGGGTACAGCCCGGCCGTCGACCAGCACGTCGTCGGGCACAGCAGACCGTGCGCGCTCAACCACGAAATGAACGGGTCGGGCCGTATGTTGTCCCAATCCAGGTACGGCTTTGCCATCAGCTCGTGCTCGTGCCGGAGTATGGGCCGCCGGGCTTGGCGTCGGTGTTCTTGATGCGCTTGCCGTTGCTGAACACGTACGCGTCCTCGGGCTTGCTGCGGTCGGTGCCGAGCACCTTGTAGACCGCGGCCTTCCAATCGAGTTCTCGTGTCGTCACGTCGCCCATGCGCCCCTCACTCGTCCACGTAGCCGCTCGGCGCCTGCGCGCTCCCGGCCACGATCCCGCCTTCGACCGGCGGGAAGTAGGCGAACGACAGCATGACCGCGTCCGCAACGTCCGGGCTCGACTCCGTCTTGAGCCGCTTCTTGACCTCGTGCTTGTTCTCTACCCTGATCTTACCATCCGACTCGGGCGGCAGCCACCGCAGCAGGGTCAGCTCGGCGACCACGTCCTCGTCGCCGGGCACGAGCGCGGCCTTCCTGGTCATCAGCCATTCGCGCACTTTCCAGTATAGTTCATCGCGCAGGCGATGGTACTCGGCCTTCATGGCCGGCGACTCGGAGACGTTCACCGCGACGACCGGCAGCTTCAGCTCCGACAGGCGCGAGGCGATGCCCGAGCCGAGGCCGATCGCGTCGACGCAGATTGCGATGGGCCGCTCCTCGGGCTTCGTGTTGAGCCACTCCTCGTGCACGCGGCCGACGACCTGCATCGCTTCGAGCCGGCGCCAGAACTTGTGCGTCTCAAGCTGGCGCACGGCGTTTCTCTTGAACAGCACCGTGCGATCGGTGCCCTGCCCCGCCGGGTCGAGGCCCCACACGACCGGCCCCACGTCCTCGATCTGCCCGTAGCGTTGCTGCGCCTCCTCGCAAATGTAGAGCGGGATCAGCGTGTCGAGTTCGCCTAGCGGGAACTCGCCTTGCACACGGACGCGAAAGTAGTTGGAGTCGCGGCCGTACTTGGTTGCAAGCCGCTCCACCTCCGCCGTGTTAGCTCCTTCGACCTTCTCAACGTCCACGTGGATCGTGCAGAACGCCGCGCGGTCCACGTGGTGCGACGCGTGAAAGAATCCATGAGTCCTCGTCGGGTTGCCGATCAGGATGAGAAACGCGTTCTTGCCGAGGAGCGCACCCTGCGCCACCTCGAACACAGGCTCCGCAACGCCGGACGCCTCGTCCACGATGAAGAGCAGGTTGTCCGAGTGGAAGCCCTGCAACGCCTCGGGCTTCTCGGGCCGCGCGGTGCGCAGCACGGCGAAGCCCTCCTCGGGCGCTTCCTTCACGTACACGCGCTGCTTCGTCCACTCGATCGCATCCGCCAGCTCCGGCGCGTACTCGCGCAGGCGCCGCAGCCACTTGGCGATCTCGGGCCAGAGCACGTCGTTCAACTGGTGGCTCGAAGGCGCGGTGCACGGAATCTTGCACGGGTGGTAGCAGATCAGGAACCACAGCACCGACACCGCGGTGAAACCCGTCTTGTGCGCGCCATGCCCCGAGCGCACCGTGATCTTGCGCTTGGTCACGAGCCCGTGGCTGGCGCGCCACCACCACTTCCGGATGCCCTCTTTCGCCTTGGGGTCCCACTCGCGCGGCAGGCCGAGCGCCTCGGCGGCGAAGAGCGCCGGCCCGTGCTGCCGCCAGCGGGCGATGTGCTCCAGGTACTTCGCTGTCGGATCGGCCGCGTCGATCACAGCAAGTCGTCCAGCGTCGGTTGCGCGTCGGCGAAGAGGGGTAGGGTGGGCTCCGCCGCGGCGCGAAGCCTGACCGGCTCGGTGCGCCTTGCTTGGTCAGCGGTGCTGCCGCCCGAGTACGACCGCGGGGAGCCCATTGTCACGTTGTATGTCGGAT